AAAAGCCAGAGAAAGAGCAAGAACAGCACAATTAGCTGCTGGTAAATATGGTCTTGAGCAAGTTGCCGCAGATGACGCTACTGAAACTGCAACTAGAGTAGCTCAGAAAAAAGCTCTTAATGATCTTAATGTTACTAATCTTGATAATAAGTCAAAAGCCATTATAAAACAGGCTGAATTAGACAATAATATGGCGATAGCTAGATTAGACAACAGAACAAAATTAAGAGAAGCTTGGATAGCTAATCAAGAAGCCCCAGATTTATATACGGATAAAACCGAAAAAATAGATTTGGTTCCTGGGTTAGAAGGTTTTCAAGTAAATGCTTATATAGAAGACCCAAATGTAGACGGCATTGTTCCTGTTAAACTAACGCCTGCAAGCTATAAATCTGTTGTTGGACAACTAAAAAGAAGAGAATCTTCTTTAAACAAAACAGCACAAGAATTTGAAAAACTACAAGGATTAGTAGCTGAAGGTATTACTATACCAGAGCAATTTGCATCTAGTATAAAAACCCTTGGTAAAGCCATAGGTTTTGGCGTTGGAGATGCCCCAACATCAATAGAACAAGCAAAGTTTATTTTGAAGAAAATACAATCACAAAATGCACCTGAAATATTACAAGAAGCTGGAAAAACAATATCAGATGCGGATAGGCGAAGGGTTAAAGATATAGTTGGTAATATATCTATGTTTAAAATAGATGAGGCAAGCACACAAGAAGTTCTTATGAAAATTAGAGATGTTTATAAAGAGATTGTTACTGTTCAAAGACAAAACTTAGATACAGCATACGGAACTCTTGAAGGTTATGGATACGATTCTGGTCGTCCAACACAAGATATTGATGAAGAATTGTCTGAAGAAGAGGCCGCAGAATTAGCCGCATTAAGACAAGGGGAGTAATATGAACGCCCGTGAAGAGTTAACAATAAGAAGAGCTATAAAATCTGGTTCTCTTAGCCCTAAACAAGAGCTTTCTGCTAGAAGAGCTATAAAAAACAACCCTGATGATGTATCTGATATTATAAGTCAGTTACAGCCAAGAACCGCTGGGAGAGTTGAGCTTGGTGAATTACAACTTGGGTCTTCTGAAGAAAAAGGATTTGATACCCGAACAGGTGTTCGTGATGCTGGTTTAAGAGCATCTTTGTCGGCTGCAGAAACAAATCCAGAGCAAGAAGCAATCTTACAAAAGTTCGGGTTACAGTCCGAAGATTACTTGAGAGATAGCAGAGGTAGACTAGCAGTTACTCCTGAAGGTGGTAAAAAGCTTGGACTAGAGTTATCTGAGAATACCTTAATAGATGAAGAAGGTTTCTCTCGTTATGATTTGGCGGATATAGCTGGTATTGCTCCTGAAGTAATAGGCGGTATTGGCGGTGCTATTGCTGGTCAGATACTTATTCCTATTCCTGTCTTAGGAGCCGCTATCGGTGCTGGTGTGGGTGCTGGAGGCGGTTCTGCTGTAGAAGAAGGCATCGAGGCATTGGCGGGTGTTTCTAAGCAAACTGCTGGTGAAATAGCAAAAGATGTAGCAACAGAAGCAACAATAGGTTTCTTGGCTGATGCAACTTTAGGAACTTTCGGTTTAGGTTATCGGGCTCTTAGAGGTGGACAAGCAGGAAAGTCATTAACTCCAGAAGAGTTAGAAGCGGCTGGTAAGTCAATTGAGATGGGTATTAAGCCTACACTTACCGCAATTAGGGCGCCAGCTATTGTTGGTCGTCAGCAAGCAATTGTTGAAAAGATATTTGGCACATCTTCTAGGCTTAAAAAGAACAATGACGTTATGCAATCTAAAATTTCTCAATTTAGGGATGCGGCAGGAGCTTCTACTGATGAAGAAGCTGGTACAGTTCTTTTGAAATCTGTAGGAGAAGAAAAAGCTAAATTAAACAAACTAAATAGAGAAGCACAGACTGCATTAGTAAAGCAATTAGATGATTTAGCAAAAGACTTAGGCGCAGCGGCTAAAAAGAATACTAACCTAGAGTCTGAATTATTAGATTACTTTGGTAATGCAATCAAAGCCTTTGATGATAGAATGAATGCTGTATTTGCTCCTATTGATGAAGCCTTAAAGAGCCCTGTCGGTTCTGCTCAAATAATACCAACTGCCAGTATCAAATCAATAGCTACTAAAGCATCTGATACTTATAGGCCAAATTTAGCTGGTAGAACTGCAAACACTAGAGCATTACAGAGCGCAATAGATATCGCTAAAACAATAGAGCCATCCTCCTCGTTTAAATCTCTCTATCAAACTAGAAAAGCTTTAAATGACACTCTTGCCACAGCTACAGGGAAAAGTGAAAGAGATGTAATAAGGCAAATGATAGATCAGTCAGATAATTTATTGAGAAGTGGGAATATTGAAAGTTTTGCTTTGGCATCTGGCAATCAAATATCAGAAGAAGGATTGAAAACTTTAAGACAGGCATCTAAGGCATTGGACAATGCAAGGGGCGAATATAAATCTGGGGCAGATGCATTTGATAGAATAGAAGATGCTGGTGTAGTAAAAAATCTTAGAAGAAAAGCCGAAACTGGAGAAAGAATAGAGGCAAAAGATATTAAACTTGATAGAATAGTAAAAAACGATACTCCAAGTGTTTTAGTAGATGCTATAGAAGCTGTTTCAGAAGGAACTGAAATTTCTGCCACTAATTTTAAAGAATTAGTTGCAGGACAATGGCTAAGAGATGCTTTAAATAAATCTGGTATAAGTGAAATAAATAATTATAAACCAGATACATTCAGAGGTGCTGCTTTCGCAAAAGCTGTGAAAGATTTAGGCAGAACAGCAGATGTTTTATTTGGAGATACAGCACCGCAAATTAAAGCATTGGCTAATTCCATTGAAAAAACTTCTTTGTCTAATATGAGCAAAGAATCAGTTCAGGAAATAATAGACGCTGGTTTAAAGCCCGTAGACACACTGAAGCAAATAGAACTAACTCAAAACCAATTGCAAAACTATACAAAATCTTCAGTTCTTGGAAAATTGGCTGATGGAGATATAAACCCTGTTGAAGCTGCTGAACTTATAGGAAACACAAAAACAACTGCTTCAGACATAAAGAAAATTATGAATGTGTTTGATAGCCAAGGAAATGAGGCCGCTAAACAAACGGTTAGAGGCAACTTCATGCAAAATCTTATCGCTGACTTTGGCGATAGCTTAACAACAGATGCAAAAGCTCTGAAAAGTTTTGCTGATAGACTTATAAAAGCTAATGAAGGTGGTAAGTTAGAAGCTTTGTTCGGGGAAGAAATGGGCAAAGATATGGCAGAGTTTGCTAAAATACTTTCTTTCAACTCAAGAACAGCGGCTGGTGGTGATTTGGTTGCAGCTAATATAGCTGCTAGTCCTTTGCAAAACTTAGGAGCTTTGGTAAAATATAGCTTACTAGGTAGATTCTTGGCTTCTGCTCCTTATTATGAAACAGTATTAAAACAGTACAAAAAACAAGCTGCTGGAGAAAGCGCACAAGAAAAGGCGAACATTTTAGGAAGAATATTAGCAAGTTCTTTCTCTCAAGTGCCAGCGCAACTCGCTCAATCTGGATTTCAAGAAGGTGAAAGACAAATCAGATACGCAATAGAAAATTCTAAAATTGGACAAGAGTTATCAAATCTATCGCAGCAGATACAACCCCCGAACATAAGTTCGGGTTTGGCCCAGGTTTCCCCCGTACCAGCAGCAGCACCCGCTGGAGGATTGCGGGAAAGAGCTAAAACAGACCCTGGAGTAGCGCAAGCATTAGGTATCCAGGGATCAACAGCGGGATTATTGTAATGAACATAGACAAGTTAAGAGAAGAATTAGCCGAAGACGAGGGCTGTAAGTACGAGGTATATCTGGATCACTTAGGATTGCCCACGTTTGGAATAGGGCATTTAATTACTAAAGATGACCCAGAGTACGGAAAAGATGTTGGCTCAGTGATTGAGCAGAGCCGTGTTCAGTCTGCGTTTAACCTAGATATCACAGTTACGCTTGAAGATTGTCAAAGGCTCTACAAAGACTTTAATGACCTACCCGAAGAGGTGCAATTAATCATAGCGAACATGATGTTTAACCTCGGATATCCGCGTTTATCTAAGTTCAAAGGTATGAAGGCTAACGTAGATGCAAGAGATTGGTCAGGGGCAGCCAATGAAATGGTAGATTCAAAGTGGTATACACAAGTGCCAAATAGAGCCCGTAGATTAGTAGATCGAATGCGTTCTTGCGATTAAGATACTAAACCAAGGCCACCTTTGCTCTTTTTGTCACCATACTTTTCAGTGTAATATTCATCAATAAGCTTTGCTAATTGCTGCCGAATGTTTCGATGTTCGTCTTCTGAAATTTGCTTTATCTTATGATAAGTGTTTATATCTATACCCACAGATTTAAATTGCATAACATACCTCATGGTTAAAAGGACATATAATGCCATATAATAACATACCTTATGGAAGACGCAACAAATTCCGCGCAAAGAAGACAGAGTTTATGGGCATGATGTTTGACTCAAAATGGGAAGCGGAGAGATATGCACAGCTATATAAGCTTTCTCAAGCTGGGCATATACAAGAACTAGAACGGCAAATAAGATTTAATATTGTCGTTAATGATCAAAAGATATGTGCGTATGTAGCAGACTTCACATATTATGAGCGCGATGAAAATGGCGAAAAAAAGTTCGTAGTTGAAGACGCAAAAGGCGTAGAAACCCCAGAGTTTAAGCTAAAAAAGAAACTAATGTTAGCAGCAAATAACATAGATATACGAATTTCTAAAAAAAAATAGTTGACAGTGTGAAATAGATTTCCTATTCTGGTGAAACCAATTACCAATAGGAGGTTCAAATGAACTTAGTGCAAACTGAGTCTCTTTTGTCTTCTGCAACAACAGCCGAACTACAAATGCTTCTTATTGAAGCCAAGGATGAATTGCAGAAAACTCAAGAGAAAATAAAAGCAATTAATAACCAAATCACAACTAGATACCAAGATGCTGCTCAAGAGAAGCTTCATCAACAAGGTAAAGATTTTGGTTCCACAACTTTATATGAGGGCAATCTTAAAATCCAATTTGACTTTAGAAAAAAAGTTGAATGGGATCAGGATAAACTTGTCACCATATTAAACAAATTAGATACAGAAACAGCCAAGCATTACGCGACTGCTAAATACACAATACCAGAGGCGAAATATACTAATGCTCCACCAGAGATAAAAGGTGTGCTTAGTGAGGCTCGTACTGTTCACTTACAAGGTGTATCAGCAAGTATTGAGGAGAATAGTAATGCTTAAAATTATTAGTGCTGAAGACCGTTTAAAAGAAAAGCGCGGTCATAAAATTGTTGTGTGTGGCAAATCTGGCGTGGGTAAAACTACCCTCGTCAGAACGCTAGATACACAGAAAACTCTGTTCATGGACTTGGAGGCGGGAGATGCCGCGATTGAGGGTGTAGCGGTAGATGTAATTCGCCCAAGAACATGGACAGAGTGTCGTGATTTCGCATGTCTATTAGGTGGTCCTAATCCATCTTTGTCTGATGATATGTGTTACTCACAGGCACACTATGATTTAGTTTGCCAAACATACGGAGATCCTTCTACCTTTCTTTCAAAATACGATACTATATTTGTTGATAGCATAACAGTAGCTGGTCGATTATGTTGGCTATATTGTCAAAATTCATCTGACAATAAGTCAGACAGAACAGGCAAAATAGATATTCGTAATGCTTATGGTATGCAAGGAAGAGAGATGATGGGTTGGTTAACTCACTTGCAACACATTCGAGATAAGAATGTAATCTTTGTTGGTATACTTGATACTAAAGTTGATGACTACGGTAGAGAGACATTTGAGTTACAAATAGAAGGCTCTAAAACTGGCAGAGAACTCCCAGGAATTGTTGACGAAGTTATTACGATGGCAGTTATGAACACTGATGAAGGTGTTCCATATCGAGCATTTGTATGTCAAACACTTAACCCTTGGAACTATCCTGCTAAAGATAGAAGTGGTTTACTTGAGTTGGTTGAAGAACCTAATCTTGGCAAACTTCTTGAAAAAATGAGTGGTGTTGTGCAAGATAAACCACTCGAATTCGTTAACCCGAATGAAATGACACAAACACAAACACAAGCAGAAGGAGTTATAAATGCTTAATTTAAATGAAGTCGTTTTAGAAGAATCAAACACGTCCAATGATTTACAACCTATTCCAGATGGTACGGTTGTAAGGGCTATTATTAACTTTACTGGTGGCGATGAAGTCATCCAAGAGTTTAGCCAGTTGTCTATGTTTAAAAAATCACAAACAACTAGCGCAATTTATTGCCCTATAGAATTTACAGTCATGGGCGGTGAGTTTGATAAAAGGCGAGTGTGGCACAACTTGTTCGTTCATGGTGATAAGATGGGCAACAATGGTATCCCAGTTGCTCGTGAAATCGGCATGAGAACGCTTAGAAACATGGTTGATAGTGCGTATAACCTTAACCCTAATGACCAGTCAGCAGAGGCTGTGGGTAAGCGTAATATCATGGCTATCGAAGCATTGCAGGGGCAAGAGATTTGTTTTGTTGTTGCAATCGAAAAAGGAACTAATGGTTATAAAGATAGGAACAAATTAAAAATTGTTCTAACTCCGAAAGACAATAACTTCATTAGCCCTAATAACGGGACTGTTCCTGTTACTGGCGCTTCAGTTAATGGCACTGTCAATATGAGTGCATTACCACAAAATGTGGCAAATGCAATGCAAGCACAAATGCCAGCCCAACCACAAAACTCTGGTGTTACACCTCAGTGGGCTAAGTAACTGAAAACAAAAAACATTTTATCGGCATGGGTTAAGAAAAAAAATGTTTTTAAAAAATGTTAATATGGATTCTATTTCTAGCGGTGCCTATTGGTATTGGTAGAACTCGCTTGGGGAGTGCGAGTGCCGCAAAACTCCCCAACACACACAAGGAAGAAAAAAATGAGTAATGGAAATTTTGATGATTATTATAAACAGCTTGAAGGTTTTAAAATTCATAAATTTTTAGGCATGGCAGACAATGACACAGGCGGAGATGGATTCGCTCAATTTCATTTAAAAAAACCAAACTATAAAGATATTATGATTGAAGTATCACGCGACCCAGAGGGTAATGGCGGTGGCTTTTTGTTTATATCGGACGTAAAATAAATGTTAAGGCATGTTGATTTATGTTCTGGCATTGGTGGATTTAGCCTTGGCTTTGAATGGGCAGGATTATCCAAACCAGTTTTATTTTGCGACATAGAACCTTGGTCGCGTAAGATTTTAGCAAAGCATTGGCCTGATGTGCTAATTGCAGAAGACGTAAAGGAGTTGGCTAATGACCCAGCAAGACTTGTTCCAGAATGTGACATCATTACCGCAGGGTACCCCTGTCAGCCCTTCTCAGTCGCAGGATCTCAAAAAGGAGAAGCGGACCCTAGACACATCTGGCCGTACATCTTTAGAATTATTGCACAAAGACGACCCACTTGGGTCGTTTGCGAAAATGTTTATGGTCACATCAGATTGGGGCTCGACAAAGTGCTTGCTGACTTGGAAACAGAAGGCTACACCACAAGGACGTTTATTGTTCCAGCTTGCAGCATCAACGCGCCCCATAAAAGAGATAGAGTCTGGATTGTGGGCTACACCAAACACAATGGATCACCTACCTCAGAGATCGAAGGAGTCTCTGATAAGACAGGCGAACACGACTCGCAAGGGCAGAACCAAACCAGCGAATTTAAGGGAACAAGTAGACCCAGAAGTAGTGAGGATGTGGCCTACACCCAGAGCAAGCGACATAGAGGGGGGAATCCCACAGGGCATAGAACTGAAGAACGGATCCTTCAGTCGGAAGAATCAGAAGGGCGAGAGATGGGGAGTGAAGCTGAAGGACGCAGTGAGTCATTCAGAGAAGATGTGGCCTACTCCGACAACCAGAGATCACAAAGGAGGATATCAGGGTGGGAGAGTGCGGAATGGGAAGATCAGCAACGATACACTGGACGTAGCAGTCCAATACACGGACAATCAATCAAAGAATGGTGGTCAGTTGAACCCAATTTTTGTCGAGTGGCTCATGGGGTACCCAATAGGGTGGACAGAATTAAAGGATTAGGCAACGCAATTGTGCCGCAAATCGCAATGCAAATTGGATTAACAATAAAAAAAATGGGAGTTTAATATGGATTATATAAATACCGTTAATCTAGTTAGTATAGGTTATTTAGTTTTTTTATTTTTATTTATTTTATATGTATGGAGGAGTTAATGCCAATTTATAATCAGCATAGAGATTGGGGAGATGCAGAAAACAAAGCTAGAATAAAAAGGTCTAATGATGATTTGCATGACTTAGCTGATGATGATTCATTCGTTGACGTAAAGATAAAAGAAGACAACACAACTGGAACGATTAGAAGAGAAAATCACTCAAGCAGTGTTTTGTCCAATAATCTATAGTTGATAAAAATAGGTTTTGATTAAAATGGGCAGTTGTGAAGTTAAAGTAAAATTAGAATTTACAGATAAAACAGAAGAAAATCTTAGTGGACAAGTTTTTATAAAAAACCCATTTGATACTGATGATGTGTTTGATGAAATTATGAAACTTATTGATCATTTTAAAAGACTTCATTTAGACATTTGGGAATTTGATAAGGATTTTGAGTCTATATCTGCTTACATCACAATTGATGAAAATCAAACAATGGTAATGGAATTGTATAAAAGAAATGGATTTGAAGAGGAAGATTTATGCAAAGTAATAATACCAGACAACCAAACAATGCATTAAAAGAAATGGCAAAAATTTTTGAAACAATAGGTTGGGAAAAAAGACTATGCGATTTAAGCAAAGAACAGGTTCTTGGAACAATCGCTAAAATACAGTCAATGAAGGGCTTAGAAGATGAGTATACAGAACAAGGAGTATTGGAGTTACAACAAGAAGTCGAAGACAAGCTTCGTGACTTCTCCGATGACGACTACATACCATTTTGATCTAATTAAACAAATAGCCGAACATATTGATCAGGGAATTGTTCGGGAAAACAACAAAAGAACTCCTAGAACATATATAGGAGGCTCCTCTCTTGGCAATGATTGCGCTCGTCAAGTACAATACCGCTATATGCAAACTAAAAAAGATGAGGACTTTCAAGCCAGAACTCTTAGAATATTTGAATTCGGGCATCATATCGAGGATATGATTGCTGGTTATTTAAAGAACGCTGGCTTTGATTTAAGAACACATAGCACCAAAGGTGAACAATTTGGTTTCTCGGTGGCTAATGACCAGATTAAAGGTCATATAGACGGTGTTATATGTGGAGGCCCTGTCAAAATGGATTATCCTTTCTTATGGGAATGCAAATCAGCTAACAGCAAAAAGTAGATCGGAAGA